TGAGCATAGCCGACTCCATAAGCAACTTGGACCTAACTGATCACAATGCCATTACCGCTATGATAACTTCGCTTGAGGACATTGGATGTAAGATGGAGATTGCTCAAAGTAGTGACATTGAAGCCTTCGACGACGCTGGAAAGTACCTAAATAAACTAAGTGTCGCTCAGAATGCAATTTCCATGAACCAATCATCAAACTTCAACAAAGTTCTCGGTGATCTTGTAACCAAATCAGACCTAAAAGAAAAGATCCAGAACATTCCCCAACTCGAACTACCAAACATTGGAATAGGTTCAGAATACAAAATACCAGAGATACCCGAACTATGATGATCATCACACCAGTAGACCTCACCGAAGTATCCAACAACGTACAAGGAATCGATATCTTTGGTTCGTGGATGGAACTTGGAATGCTCCTTGCTGCTACTGCAATGGGGGCAGTGATGGCATGGGGATTTATGAAGAATCTGCTGAACAAACGGAACAATAAAGACAAGACACCTATCCGATCTAACTATATCAATGCACACAACCAAATCACTGAGTCACTGACCGAGTTGAGGATCAAGTCAAGTGCGGATCGAGTGAGTATCCTTCAGTTCCATAATGGCGGAACTCTCTCGTACGGCAGTTCCTTGAAGAAGTGGTCCGTCACACACGAATCCACAGCCCGTGGAATCACCGAGTCCAAGTCCAACCGACAGGACGTACTTGCAACCACCACGCTACCACTTCTTAGCCGAATTCAACACAAGGACCACTCTCTTGTGATGGTGTCTGATGACATCGAGAGTTACTTCAAGAGGCTGATGGATATGAGCGGGACTCTCGCATACACCCTATATCCTATCTACGGACTTCGCAAGATCTCTGTTATTGGTTGCGTTCTTGTGGAGTGGTGTCACTGGGATGGTCTGGAAGAGATGGATGAAGAATCTACACTTGTAGAAATTACAACAACAGCAAAAGACGCGGAGGCATTATTGTACCAAGATGGCTAGATACACCGATTTCGATCTGAATATGACTCGGCATCCACTGACAGGGGATGTTCCTCTAGTCGAGGACGTTGTTGCAATCAAGAGATCTGTGAAAAATATTGTCCTAACCAACTATAGAGAACGACCATTCAACATTCCGTTTGGAGCAAACATCCGAAACCAATTGTTTGAACCAGCAGAGCCGTTCACTGCAATGACAATCAGGAAGGCTATCATCTTTGCAATCGAAAAATTTGAACCTAGAGTTCGCATTCTCGAAGTCACGGTCTCAGATGATGTCGATAGAAATGAGTTCAAAATCAGCATCTACTTTTCCATTCGACATCTAAATAAGGATGTAGGAATGGACATTCAACTATCAAGGGTACGCTAATGGCTAAAGACTACTTCACAGTAAACAGCATCGATTTCAACTCAATCAAAGACAGTCTCAAAGACCATCTTCGACAAACAGATACCTTCAAAGACTACAACTTCGAGGGATCTGCACTATCGTTGATCATTGATATCCTTGCATATAACACACAGTACCAAGCATTCTACAACAATATGTCCATCAACGAGATGTATCTCGACACAGCAGTCGCAGAGGAATCGATTACTTCAATCTCTAAGATGCTTGGGTACACACCATCATCTATCACTTCTGCCATGGCAGAGATAGACATCGAATTGGAAGATAATACTTTTGTAGTTGGATCATATCTCCCAACATATACTGAGTTTGTTGCTGCTCAGGGTGGATTACGACACACGTTCTTTACAACCACACCGAACAAGATTACGAGTTCAACCGCACCTCACCTGACTGGTATCAAGATCTATGAGGGTACTCGCAAGTTCTCTCAGTTCTTGTTCGACAATCTCAAAGAGGGCAACAAATTTGTTATCCCAGAGAAGAACGTAGATATATCAACCATCAAAATTCGTGTCCAAAAGGGACCAACCGACGACGAGGGTTACTCGGACTCATGGAAGAAGTCTACAACTCTTATGTCCATCGGACCAAGTGACAAGATCTACTTCCTCCAGAAGAACAGGAAGGGCAACTACGAAATTTACTTCGGTGATAATGTGCTTGGTGTAAAACCCGAACATGGTTCTGTGGTTTATATCTCATATATGATCACCAAGGGCGTTCTTGCAAATGGCGTAGGATCGGGTGACAAAATAGGAAATCGAGTATTCTCTGGACCAGCGGGTACTGTCGCAGATGTCACAGTCACTTCAATTGCACAGGGCGGTTCACCATCCGAAACTATGCACTCTGTAAGAATGAACGCACCCCTCACATATCAAGCACAAAATAGAGCAGTCACTACAACCGATTATAAGTCTTTGGTAATGCAAGAATTCACAAGTCTTGAAAGTGTTAGCGTGTATGGTGGTGAAGACGAAGATCCTCCGCAGTATGGTCGAGTTATGATTGCGATCAAACCCTTCAGCGGAACCATCATCACTGATGCAACAAAGAAATCTATTGAAAAGATGCTCAAGAAATCGAAAGGTGTGGTTGGTGTTATTCCTGTTGTGGTGGATCCAGACTACACATACGTCAGAATAAACTCTGCTGTTAGATATAGTTCGTTGAATGCGGGTGTGAGTTCGGAAGCCTTGAGAATCCTCATAACGAGTCTTATCACAGAGTTTCTAAACAACAACCTAGAGAAGTTTGATGTTGATCTGTTCCGATCCAAACTCCAATCACTGATCGATGATACTAGCGATTCGATTCTCGGAAACGATACTAAGTTTATTATGGAGAAACGAATCCGTCCCAACTTCGCCGCGGCGACTGGATATTCGACCAACTTCTCCAACCAAATATACAACCCACACGCGGGTCATGTTTCGGTAATTGAAAGCGATCCATTCACCTTCTTCGATAGCACTGGTTCTGTGAAGCGTGGTAAACTCACGGATGATAGTAGAGGTGTCTTGCAGATCTTAGATCCAGAGAAAGGTAGTATTCTCGTTGAGAACGCAGGAACCGTAGACTACGAAACAGGTGTGTTGACCATCAGCAGAATTATCTTGAGTTCAATAGACGGAAACAAATCATACCTTGCTGTACGAGCAACACCAAGAAATGCAGACATATTTGCACCAAGAAACACCATCATCACATACGATGTTCTAGACCCATCTTCGGTTAGTGTAAATATGGTTGATACAGACAATGTAGGAAACATCCTAAGCAGCACGGGGAATGATTATACCTGATGCTTCTTCCTCTCCGAATAAATCTGGGTGATCCCCCAGAAGAGATTGTTGTGGATGTGTTGAACGAGGAGCCAATCCCAGGCTACTATACCTCAACGGTTATGCCCTGCCAACTCCCAGAGTTCGTTGGTCTTGAACATCCGCTGTTCGTTGACTTTATGAGAACATATTATGAGTGGATGGAGAAGGGGGTTACGCATGGGGGTACGGGAGCAGGAGAGATCCATGTGTCTCATCATCTCCAGTCCTACAAAGACACCGATGAGTGTATCGATGTGTTCTTTAGTGCAATGCGAAATGAATTCATGGAGTCTGTTCCGAAAACCCTGTGGAGTGGACTCAACGAGAAGACACTTCTCAAAAACATAAAGTCGTTCTATACAAGCAAGGGTACTCCACAAAGCATCCAATTCCTCTTGAGGATTCTCTACAACGAATACGCAGAAGTCTATGAACCCAAAGTGGACATTATCAAGGCTTCAGGTGGAGAATACAGCGTCGGAAACCAAATCTTGGTATCATCAAACTACGGAGCGTCTATCTATGAATCAGCGGGGTCCGTTGTATCACAATACAATCCAGTGTCTGGGAAGAGAGAAGCCTCTGCCGGTGTTGATCGGGTCACGCGATTCATCGGAAAGGGATATGACTTCTTTGCCCTCAATATTATATCTCCCTCTGGTTTTTTTGACGAAGAACTTCCCCTCTCCATCCCCACCAGTACAATACCAATCACAGAGAAGGTTCTCCCTGCAATAAACAGCATTACTGCTATCACCGGGGGTTCATATTATGCAATCGGTGATCTTATTGAGATGGAGTCTAGTAGAGGACGAGGTGGTCGTGCATATGTTTCGGGTGTTGATGTGAATGGTTCAGTCAATGCAATCGAATTTCTTGATAGGGGAATCAACTTCAGTTCAACTGACGACATCACCACGACCATTGCATCTAAAAACGGCACGGGTGTTGTCTTTGGGGTGACCGGAGGCGCAGTAAATCATCCGACCCGAGGATACTATCTATCTGACAACGGTCTTTTGTCCAGCACAAACAAATTGCAGGATAACTTCTACTACCAAGACTTTTCCTATGTGATTCGATCAGAACTTCCTCTCACGAACTATAGAGATATGGTAAAGAAACTCGTACACCCGTCTGGGTATATCGTGTTTGGTGATCTGTTGCTGAAAGCAGATATTGCAATTCCATCTACAGCAGAGGGCATCACATTCCAGTTCGAGACTCCACTGATCGGTCACTACACCCCATTCAGTCTACACACTTGGGAGAATCTCCGTTCCAACAGCAATAGCAGCACAGATCTCTTCCCATATGGGTTTAGCGGTGACTTGGAAGCAGGCTTTGATGATTCTGGGGCTACCGCCCACGTTCTGGGTGCGAGTGGACCTCTGGGTACAGGAGGAAATCCCGGTGAATGTGGAACGTCTGATTATGGATGTGTTACTGGTGGGAACGAGCCACAATACGATCAAATGGTGCATACATCAGGAGACTCAGCAACTGCTGGATATTGGCTGATATATCCACATCCCAACACAAGAACTATAGACGGAACTTCTTATGGTGGGGGTGAAACTCACGAAGGATATCCACAGACTTACCTTTACACAACAAGCCCAAATCAAACAGATTTTGTTGAAGGAGATTATATCTTTCAGTCTATGGGGAAGTATCTCCCAGAAGCACAAGGAATTATTCTTACACAATCGGAATACCATGACGGTGGAGGTATCGCCGGGCAACAATTACTAGTAGAGTGGTATACTGATGCTCCGTTCAGCAAATCTGGTATAGATACAGGTAGTGGTTCTACTTCTGGGACACTAACTCATGGAGGTTCTGGTGGTTATACATGGCACAATATTGTTGCTATTATAGACCAAAACACAAGAACAAATGAGTGTTCTGGATCAGGAACAATAGGATGTACGGGAGCAACGAGCGACTTCCGAACATTGAACGTACGAAATTTCACTAGGAAGATAACTGGATAGTATAATGTCTGAAACAACAACCCCAATCAACCCAATGAAGTCTGTCGTGTGTAACACTATCCGAGACTTGTTCAAAGTCGATTCTGGTCATAGTCTATATCTAATTCTTTCACATCCAACACCGGGACCAACTGGGGATTATGACGCTAGTAGATATTCTGATCTAGAGACATGGAAGAATGGAATTGTTGCCAAAAGAATTTTGGACTTGAATGTACACCTAATGGCACCCAAAAACGACTGGGAATACGAAACCGTATACGAGAAGTACACTGACAGTATGAGCAGCATCGGGAATGCAATAGACACTACCGATCCTTCTGTTTCCAATGGTCATTATGTAAGCACACCAAACGGCAACGTATATGTCTGTATTGACAACAACGGAGGCGCACAAAGTACAACGACTCCAACCGGAGCCGGTGTGAATGACATCAAAATAGATGATGGTTATGTGTGGAAGTACGTTATGACCGTCACTGACGATCTCTTCGACTACACCACAGACGAACTGATTCCAATCAGATCTCTAGAGGTAGATACACAGAATGCAAACCGTTTCTCGGATGCAAGATCTCTCCAATATGAAGTCCAATACAATGCAGTAGATGGTGCTATCCATCATATCAGCACATCTGGGGGTACCTCTCAAGGATTCGGTTCCTACACCACGGGTGGTAAAATGGTTGCCACTATTGGTGGAAACGCAACAAGCCTTTCTGTCGATGCGACTGCTATAGTAGGAAACCCCTCGGGGTATGAGGTTCGTTTCACTTCTGGCAATGCCACTGGAATGTCTAGAAAAATCAGCAATTATGAGTTGGTCGCGGGAATCCATACCCTCACTATGGGGTCGTCATTTGGAATCACCATTGATAGTGGCGATTCCCTAGACATTCTTCCCATAATATCCATCTATGGAAATGGAACGAGTGCCGATGCTGTTGCTATTATGAATACAATAAGCGAATCAAATAATATTATTGGAACCTCTATGATTCAAAGAGGTTCTGGATATCGATACGCCTCTGCAATCGTTGACACCGTACCAACAGGAATCAAGCCCACTTTGGATGTAGAAATTTCCCCTGACGGTGGGCATGGTTCAAATCCCATAAGGGAGATTCGTCCAAGCAAGATAATGATCTCTGGCATCATCGAAAGAGACTTGACTGTGGTTTCTGCTGACGTAGCACAGAAACCCACCCTATTCCCGGTGGAGAATGGATATAGTCAATGGAGCCTTTTGATGGATCCTATTATTGGTGGGACAGGATCACACGCCGGAAAGATAGCAGGAGCAGACGTTGACAGGTTCTCATTGATGACAGTCGCCACTATAGACTCTGCTTCTGTATCCTCTCTCAACTATGAGATTGGTGATTTTGTATTGGGAACCGAATCACACGCCGGTGGAGTGGTGACAGACTTCCGGGAATACTCGAATACCGTTGCCTATGTTGACCTAAAGTCTGTGAGTGGTAGTTTCAAACCTTCCGAAATTGTGGTTGCGATGACTGGGGACTTTGCAGGGAGTGGTGCATTGTCATCCGCAAACAAAGGCAAATCAACATTCCAGTTCCAAGAAGACAGATATCTAGGAACCAATACAAACAACTACAGCCTAATGACCACCCTCAAAATAGTGATGGGTGGATCCGATACAATCTCTCCACCACAAGTGAGTCTAGACGATATAATTCATGGAGCATCTGGGTCTACGGGAACCTTAGTATTCTCTGACACAACGTCAGCAGGAACAACAGCCAATCTCTATGTTACCGGGATTACTGGTAGCACTTGGGGAGAAGAGCATGGGTATACCATCGGAGAAATAGTTACTATCGGTGGGGGTGTGACGGCCAGTATAAATACAATCGACGCACCCGGTCTTGTCCCCGGCACAGGCATTATCCTACATTCAGAGTATACCGAAATGATCACAAGACACCCAGAGCAAACAGAAATGCTAAGAGTCGTTCTAGACTTCTAGAGGAGCAGTAATGGAAACGCGATCACACATCCCACTCCTATTTGACTCACATCCATACTACGATGATTATTCGTTGTCGAAGGGGTTCCTGAAGTCATTGTTCAAGCCTGGATATGCAGTTCAGGCTAGAGAACTCACCCAACTCCAATCAATGCTCCAAGGGCAGATCGAGCGATTTGGTTCTCATGTGTTCAAGAATGGTTCTATTGTGTTGGGTGGAGAAATTGGTGAGTCTTCTGCTCATTACGTTCGAGTCAGCGAAGACACTTCCCTTAGTGATATATCCGATTTGGTAGGAAAAGATCTTCTCAGGGTTGTTTACAATGCTGAAGGCGAGGAAATAAAAACTGATAAACTCGGGAAGGTTATTTATGTCATTGACTCAACAATAAAAGCAGATGGTTCGGGCCTAGAAGACAACCAGATCATCGTCTATCAACCACTTATGGTTGGTGACATTGCAGAATTGGACACACTCCGAGTTTCTGATCTGGGTATTGTCGGCAACTTCACAGCGAGTGGGGTGGGTAATGCTGCGACGAACGGGACAGATGCCATTCAGATTTCTGTTGCTGAAGGTGTTTTCTATGTTGATGGATATTTTGTGTACTCGTCTGGCCAGACTACGATTCCATACAACACCAGCGACGAGGGCATTCGGGTATTCAGCAATCCCACAGCAACCGTTGGTTTCCGAGTCGATAAGATTATCATCAACGCAACTCAGGATGAAACGCTAAGAGATCCTGCTGCTGGATTCTACAACTTCAATGCACCCGGATCAGATCGATTCAAGATCGATCTGGTCATGAAGTTCGAAACATTCACGGCACTGGCTGGTGATGCATCTAATCTTGTGTTCACATCCGAGAGTTTCTTGGAATTGGTTCGAATTGTAGATGGAAACACAACCAAGAAGGTTCTTTATTCAGATTATTCTGAGATCGAAGAGGCTCTTGCACGAAGAACATATGATGAGTCTGGTCACTACACAGTAACGACTCCAAAAATTCGGGTTGTTGAACATGGAACAGCATTTGCACCAGCAGACCCAAACAAGTTTGCTGTTGGTATTGAACCACACAAGTCGTATGTTAGTGGATTTGAAATCGATACCCAAAGCACTCTCTTCCTTTCAGTAGACAAGGCAAGAGACATTCATAGGGTAATTTCTGAACCCTTCGACACCATCCTCGGAAACTACTTTGTCGTAGACAAAACCACCTCACTTATTGGTCAAAACGCGAACTCTACCGACCCAGATGGTATAGCAGTGCGACTTGTGAGAGGTGATAGATATGAAATACAAGCGTCTGGCCAGGAGGCTCTGGGATATTGTAATGTCCTTGCTCTTCGTGTTGCAAACACTGGTACTCCGAATGCTGAGTATAGACTATATGTTCATAACATCGAAATGTTATCTGGTAAGAATATCACTAATGCTATCCGACTCAACCCACTAGACGGAGTTGCCTCGCCGATTCAAACACTCCCCATTTACATTGCTGACACCAACAATGTAGGTCCACATAGTCCAAACATAAGATCTCTCCTGTTCCCAACTGCATCTAATGGAACCATTTCTGAAAATGGTGTTGTGTCTGGACAAGCAGGAACCACCCAACTAACCACCCAAGTTCACCGTACGTTTCAAATAGACGACGGCGCCCCGAATCACACATTTACGTCACCCTATAGGGTGTCTGGTGATGGTAATCCAATCGTTATTAGAACCCTATCGGCAGGTGCGGATGCTAAAATTGATCCGAATGTAACGGTACTAGTAGACCCAGATTACCACACACACATCACTGTGCAATTTGATCCACCCATCACTGACGGAACATATTCCATTTTATATGATGTTATCTTGCGACCTATTGATCATGGGCAAGCCGATTCCCAAGTAAGAAAAAAAGCCTCTGCGCAGATAATAGACCAGAGAACATCCACAACAACAAAGAACATCAATGGGAAAGAGTATGTCCAATTCACATTATCAAAAGCAGATGTCATCGATGTCAGTCGAGTCGTGGATATACATGGTGATGAAATTCAGGATATAGATCAATTTGTTATTATCGATAATGGACAAAGACAACACTCATACAACGTAGGTATTGTATATGTTGACAGTGAGTTCGTCACCCCGGTAGGAGATCCAGACACATGGTCAGTTGCTGTACATTACACATATTATGACCATAGTGACTTTGGTCCGGTCACACCCGAAAGTTATACAGTCAACGGTGTTCTGTACGAGGATATCCCATCATTCACCGACCCCGACAGCGGAAAATTCTACAGGCTTCAAAACTACATCGACTATCGACCAGTCCAAACCGACGATTCCAATTGGGGATTTGCATCCAGCCATCCATATGAACGTGGAATGGCCACACATATGTCCCCTGAAAGCGGATTCCTCTCGTATGATTCATATTTGCCAAGAACAGATACGGTAGTAGTTGATGGTGAAGACAGAAGTCTCAAAATCGTTCGTGGTGTCCCCGGTGTTATTGATGATACACCAAACCTTTCGCCAAACGACATGGCTCTGTACAACATTGACATTTCCCCATATGTGTTTGATTTGTCTAAGGACATCAAAACTAGATTCGTGAGTAACAACCGATTTACAATGAAGCAAATCGGTCAACTCAAAAACGAAAACGATATTCGATATAGAGCAGACAGATACAACTCGCTGCTTTCGTCAGCGTTGTCTCTCTTCAATACATGGCAATTTTCCAGCGAAACATCTACTCCAGACCAAAATGCTGTCTTGGTAGATGATCTGACTGGACATGGATTTGCTGATGTGGTGGACAGAAGTCATAACTGTTCTATGGACTCTGCTATTGGAGCAGCAAGACCTCCTATCACACAAAAGGCACATAATGTAGCACACTCGGCCGCCGTCGGCGGGAATCCTACCATATCTTCTGATGGAATCATCACCTTTGGTCTTGGAACTCCTATCACCGCTCTAAAGCAGATAGAGGGTACAGGGTCCGTATCCACCAACTCGTTTGGTGAGGTAGATTATCTGGGACATATGAGTCTTACTCCATCATCAGATTTCTACTTCGATAGTTTAGCCGCACCATATGTCTATGTCAACTCATATGGTGAAAATAACGCATATGAAGTCGGACTGTCTGCATTCCAGTCTGGAAGATCCTTTGGGTTTGGAACAATCGAACGAGAATGGGAACATCTTTGGTTGGGGGAGAAGTCAGACTTCAGATCTAGGAATGTTATAGACCCGTTCAGTCGTTCATATTCTAGTCCTATTATCAATCAGAACAATAGATACCCCGATAGAATCCTGCGGACAGTAGGAGAACGTACAGTAGACGAAAGCGTAACTCCGTATATGAGAAGCGTTACTATCAATTTCTCTGTGACTGGGATGATGCCGGGGGCAGTTGTATATGCGTTCTTTGATGGTGTTATGGTGGGCGATTCGACTGGCTACACCGTAGCAGAAACTGATGTGGCTGATGACATCGGCACTGTTTCTGGCTCTATCGATATTCCCTCGGGAACTTTCGTCTCTGGTGTCAAGTCTTTCCGGTTGATCGACAGAACAGACAACAACAATGAACTAGCACTAACCATGGCGGAGTCTAAGTTCTATTCTCAGGGTGTGCTGAACACAACAGACAACCTAATCACTTCATTCAGACCACCTATTTCACGCAGAAAGTCTGTGAACTCACCTGACATCATAGATTCCAACTATCAATCTCTCCAAGACGACAATTTCTCACCTGTTGTGGGTGGTCTTGAACCTCTTGCTCAAGAGTTTGTTGTAGATCCCGGAACATACGCAAACGGAATCTTCCTCGAAAGTGTGGATCTTTTCGTCAAGAACGCTGACCCGAACCAACCAATCACTATCCAAATTAGACCTATGGAGTTGGGAAGACCCCACCCACACACAGTCATTCCTCTATCAACAGTAACCAAGACAACTGCTGTTGTGAGTAATGGACCCAATGAGACTCTGAACACCAACTTCAAATTCTCGTCACCCATATATTTGTCTTCTGGGAAGTACGCAGTTTGTGTAATTAGCAACGGAAACTATGAATTGTGGTCTGCTACCGATGGTCAAACTATTATTGATATAGACGGAGTACCGGTCTCGGACGGACAAAAGTATAATTTCAATTCTGGTGTTGGTCTGAAGTTGGGTGGAATTTTCAATCCAATCAGCAATGGTACTAGAGTCAAGGACTCTTCCCATCAACTCACAATGAGAATCAACAAACACCACTTCAACTCCACACAAGACAAGAACCTCAATATTACACCAATTGGTTCTACAAACAATGTAAGTGCAATTATCCTAACGGGAAATGATCAGCCATTCGGTGCTAGTTCACTAAATCCTACCATCAAACTGGGTACAACAAATCTCTCTCTGAACAAAGCAACTAATATCCCTCCAAAAACAGTCAGTCCAGACGAAACTTCCATAATAATGACATTTGGTGCTGTAAATAATAGAGATCTCTCTCCTATAATTGACTCTGAAAGATTAGGAATTATCGCAATTCGAGATGAGGTATCTGCAACTACATCTGATCTTGTTGGTGAACTTTCCTCGGGATCTGGTTCGTCTACAATCCCTGCTCGGTATGTGAGCAAGAGAGTAGACACCAACTATTCGAACATGAATGACATTGCAGTGTTCTTGAAGATCTATGGTGGAAAAACAGATGGTGCCGTTGCGGTATTCGTAAAAACAGGATCAGAAAGTAACTTCGACAACAATCTATACACCCAACTATATCCACAATATGTGGGTGATGCCCGGGCCGGGATCGTGACCAACAAAACGAAGGCGAATACATTCAACGAATATTGCTTCCGTCCTTCGCCAGGGTTGCCTGAATATGATACATATAGTGTGAAGATCGTGATGATGGCTGACCCAGAAAATGATTCTCACAACGAGATGCCATATGTCATGGATTTGAGGGCAGTTCCTCTAAGAACCACCTGATATGATAGAAGAAGGAACTAAATAAGGTATGGTTACACCCCCATTCAACGATCCTCTAAGTACTCTGCAACTAGCAGACACCTTCTACACATGGTTTAGAAGGACCAATGATCTTGTCACTAAAGTGAATCCTATACAGGTGTATGGAATTACTACTGACACAGATGGTCTTTCGGTTATTGTCGATGGACAAGGAATCGCAACCATTAGTTCGGTTATTCCTTATTACATTACAGGAGAACACGACTTTACCGGTGGGATCACGTTCTCTGGAAGTCCCATCAGATTCCACGCCCCAGCAATCGGTACCCAACAGATCATCTTCGATGGTAACGCCACCGTCAGTTTTGAACTTGGAGTTGATGTGTTCTTTCTGGATGATAGTTCGGTTACGTTTGCAACCAATTGTGATGTAAACTTCAATGCAATTGCACATTTCAACAACGACACCCACTTCAACGAAAACGATGACGGTATTGCGACATTCCACGGTGATGTTGCTATTGGCGTTGGGACTATCCCCTCCGACAGAATCACAGATGTTGTCATTGGGACTGACAGTTATGATCGTCTTCAGGTATTCAGTGGTACTTCATTCGAGAATCATGTTGTCTTTACGGACTCCGTTACACACCACCCCGCAACTGGCGCGTCAAAGAACTTTCAAAATATAGACAACATCGTCACGTTCGTCGGGTCGGATGTTTCCTTCTCTGGTGACAGCACGGTTGATTGTTATGTTGATGCCACGTTCCACGACGATGTGAATATGGCTGATACTAGTACTTTGCGCCTGGGTGGTGTTGTCTGGGATAAAGCCGACGATCATGGCCAAGCAAATGATGTTCTTACAAGCGATGGCGCCGGACATGTTCGATGGACTGCTCAGAGTGGTGGTGGAGGTGGTGATGGAAACGGAGAAATTGCCAGTAAGATCGTATCCAAGACTCCTATAAATTGGCACACCAAGTCCGCACAGAACTTTATGCTCTATATGTCGGGTGATAACAATCAACCGAACAATACTTCCGAGAACATCGGCAATGGGGATCCTGTGACTAAGATCACTACCCGTCATATTAGTGATTTTGGCATCCCAGAAGATGCTACCCACATAATCATCGGGGGTCAGATGACTCTCGCCACGGGTGCCATGGAATCTTTAGAATATAATACAGGCCAAAGTCCCGATTCAAGCACATCAAGAACAATTGTTCGAATATCCGCGGCGGGGGGTTCCGACGGCGCTGGAGCGAATGCAGAAGTAATTGTTCCTATTGGCAGCGATGGTTGGGCTACTATTTGGATAAATGGTGATATTGATCCGATCAATCAATCCCAATACGTCCGTCACGCATGGGTCGCTGGTTACATCATTCCGGCGAGTGCTGCTGCTACTAGTGGTGACTCGTCAACATTCATAATAGACAACCAGTATTTTCCTGATGATGCTTCCAACCCGAATGATAGTGATACTTATCCTGCTGCCGACCGCACAAGTTGGCTCGGAACTATGATAGCACAAGCACAGACCGGGCCCGGCTTGGGTGAATCCAACGCTGGATACATGAGTACAGGCATCACCTGTGATGCATCACTTCGTGGCTCCAATGCAATGCTTTCTGTGAGTGGATCAATAGAACAGGATCCAAGACGAAGGCATAAATGGGAATTTTGGGTAAGTACTGTTGGGGCGGACGAGACTGCGCCGCCCACCGATGCGAATGGTAAAAAGTGGAGTAAGATTGTCACGACCTCGCCTGAAAACAGTATCCAATGGGGGGTTGATAGATTCCACGACTTCTCCATAGACATTCCTATGATCGACATTCCAATGAGTGGACCAATATACCTAAACTCCAGAGTTGTAACAGAAGCGGATCTGTTCGACGACCACGGCGACATACATTTCCAAAATCAATGCTGGGGTCGAACCTACACTTGGTATGGTGGTGGAGTTGGTGGTGGAGTTGGTGGTGGAAGTGTTGTCCAAGGTACCCTCGCCCTCCAGACGTTCACGCAGTCCAAGGATGTCAAGACCGGTCTTGCTAAACCACTGTACGAGTGCACCGACCTCTCCGAGGGCAACGGTGAGGGACTTATTGACTTGGTAGTAGATTTCAGGGGTTTGCTTGGGGTTCCTTCGGATGCTACCCATGTTCTTCTGTCTGCATATATGCAAGCGGCGGTCGGCGCGGCTCAACACTTACTCTACAATCCGGGACAAGAATACGATTCAGGGAAAGCATTTGTATTAGCAGGTATTTCTGAAACCTTGGCTGTGCCCTCCGACCATGATACCGCCTCAGACAGCAACCAGTCGATAGTTGAATTAGATTCGAATGGGTATGGGTTTATCAGAACGAAATATGATCAGTCCACTGCCCCGTACGCGGCGACCAGAGTATCTTGCGACGGCTACATCCTCGGTCAACCTCTTGGTGTAGCAGAGGCTACTCAGACTGTTCTTCTGGACAGACCCATCGATATGTATGATGGTGTTGCACTGAATCAGCCTAACTGGTCATTGATGCAAAACAATTCCGGCACATTGACCGCATTCCCGTTCTTAGCCCAAGAGGGTGTACAAGCCTTACAGGTAAGTCGTAGCACATGGGGGGACGCAATCCCTGCTGATGCTACTGCATTGATAATCAAATCTATGATGCATATTGATAGTAATGGTAGTCAGGGTGCAAACTACTCGGTTACTTATTATGATAGTAACACTAATGATCAAACAAAATCATGGCTTCTTCATCAACAATCGGTCGATTCCAGTTTCGAGGATTTGTCGTCATCAAACGAATCTACCGTTCCTCTAAGTGGTGATCAAGTTACGCTAACTTTGCACAGAAACGAAAACGCAACAGCGACCGGTATACGAAAATTTGGTGCAATGATTGTTGGCTACATGCGCCCTGCCCGCGTGGCTGGGGGGAGTAGCACGTTTATTACTGGAAGATCGACTTCTTCCCTAAGTATCGAACATGAGTCAGGCTCGTCGATATATGGCGCCCGGAAGCATCATTTCTTCTCTGTTAGAGAACAGGGGCCCCGAGTGATTGGCACTTACAATCCATCCGGCAGCGGGGCCTGGTATGCCGGTGATAGCCCCAACACCGCCGAGGCATATGGGGATGATTGGTCTGATTCTGCGTTGAGTCTAACAATGGGACTCACCATACTATATGGAGCCAGATTCAAGATTTTTGATTTACAACCCAGCAGCAATGCTTACACAGACTATAGCGATCATCTGACTTGGCCTTCTTTACTTGATAATCTAGGTGGGGGTGGTAGTGGAGTCTTGGCTTCTCTCCCATATGAGTTTCATTTCAACGAAATCATTGATTCGGCTGGCAAATATATTGTTATTGTCTGCGATTCGTACCGGCACGAGTTGAATGATCCGCCCATAACAACCACAGAATTCAACTGGACCGCAACAAAGACTTCATAAGAGGAAAACTATAAGTGAGCAAAACAACAAGTCTAACCAATGGTCTGTACATCGAAGAACTCGATGTCTCCATCACTGTTGACATGGCATCTTTCAACCGACTCACCGGCGGAAAGGGTATGTCTCAGGCGGTGAATCTAGAACTATACAAAAGTACTGCCGACGTTAGTAGTTGGAACCGAAAAATATCACAACCCGGACGACGATCACAATCCCAGACATTCATCTATCCTGTCATAGATCCACGAACCGAATACGCAATCGTTGGAGCAGCAGGTGGATGTGGTGATTTCCTTCTAGACGAAAAGGTCACTCAGTATGATTCTAAGACAGGTAAGATCATGGAAGGATACGTCTGTACATGGGTCACAGCAGGTTCAACCTATGGAGCAGGAGACACCGGATCGCAATCATCAGATAGTGTCGTTGTTGACTACTCAAACCTAGTCTATGGTGCAAGTTTTCCACTCCTCGGTATCCACATGGTTGGTCCTACCAACCCAGCAGATGAAGCCGGACCAACCGGACCCATTGGTGGATATGGAATATCTAATGACTGGCCACCCATCGTCGGTCAATCCTCTGGTGCGCAATGGGACATTGCACCTCTTGCTCATCAGGCAACCGGAGGACACTCTGGACCATATCCTCAGTATCTCCTGACATCAACTCACGCAAACAACCTAGCCGCAGTCTACAAAGAAAATCTCCACGGAGCCTCAGCCGGAGTCAATTATGGTACCACACCAGCAGGACCAGTTCCTTTCTCTGATGGTGGAACAGAGGCAGCACCAGCAGCAGGAGCAGATACGTCTGCAAGTATGCTAGTGACTATGGACGAAATCATTGCGAACCACAGAATCTTTGGTGCGGGAGATGCTGGTTACATCGCTACCACCACCATCACAGATTACTATGGAGCAGGATGGACTCTGGATGCAGCGACAGGTGGTTCGGGTAGTGGAACAAATACCAGTGAATTCTCAGAAGTACTTGGTAGACTCCTTGTACACGAATCTGGTCGTGGGATCTCTGTGCAGTACATCGTCGATCTTGCAGCCGGAGCATCATATGACTCGGTGAACAAACTCAACACAATCGACATCACACCCTACAGTTGATAAGGAACTATAATGGCGGTACCCGCATCTAGACAGGCACTCAAAGAATACTCACTCCGGCAACTGGGCGCTCCAGTCATCGAAGTGAATGTTGATGATATCCAAATAGAAGATGCTGTCGATGACGCACTACAGTTTTTCGCAGAGTACCATTTCGATGGTGTCCAGAAAACCTTCTTGAAGCATGTTATCACCGCAGACAATGTAACCAACGAATATATTGACATGGACGCAATCGACAGTAGGATAGTCAGCATTGTTCGGATGTTCGAAATCCAAACCCACTCGATGAATATGTTCGATGTCTCGTATCAACTAGCACTCAATGACTTCTTCGGTACATTCACTCCGGGGTCGATGACCAACTACACGATCACCAAGCAAAATCTTGCTATGATCAGTCAAATCCTAGACCCCGCAAAGAATTTCCGGTTCAGTCGAGTCACCAACAAACTCTACATTGATATGGACTGGGAAAACGATGTCGAAGTAGGAAACTATATTGTCATCGAGGCATACACTGCTCTCGATCCCCAGACATATCCCGAGATATACAGCGACCGGCTTCTCAAGAAATACGTCACTGCTCTTATCAAGAAGCAGTGGGGAATGAACCTCATCAAGTTTGAGGGAGTCCAACTTCCCGGTGGAGTCGCATTCAATGGCTCCCGAATCTTAGACGAA